GTGTCTTAGGCGTACTAAAAAACCTACCCCCTTTGCTTGAATTGCATTGACGGCATAACAATTGAAGATTCCAGTCCTCATCTGTACCGCCTTGGCTTCTTGGCACTATATGGTCAACGCTGTCGCCTTCATTGCCGCATTGCTGGCATACACCATGGTCACGATTGACGATGCGCTGTCTAATCTTCCGCCATCTTGTCGTGCTGCCTGTCTCTTTTAATGCACTCATCCTAGAAGTATCCGTTCTTTAAATGAAAGCGTAGAGCATTGCACATTGAACCATAACGTAAAGTTATGTATTTGATGGTTGCATCGATTTGACGATAGGCATCTAGTGTCCTGTAATGCTCTGACCTCATTTGACCTAAGCCAAAGTGTGACCCGTTTTTAGCTTGTGGATTCCACCTAGACTCTTTGTAAATGATTTTGCTAAGGCACTTATATTGCTCATAGTTAATAATCCTTGAATGTGCATATAGCTTGTAATGGTCGATGCTCTTTGTCATTGCTTGTGCGGGTTGTGCCTGTGAAGCAAGCAAGGCCATGCTAAGGCATAGACCCCCCCAAACCACCAGTCTCCGCAGCGAGCTATCAGCGCACACGCGCTCGCTTGCAGAGCTGGATGGTAGCGTGCCTGTCAAGCGCATTGAGTTATCCACACGATTTGATGCGGGCTTACGGCGTGTTGTCCACAGGTTATCCACAGGCCTCATTGATGCCCCCATCCGTCACCCTTGAAATGGACTGGGTTGGCTTGCCATACCCTTGACATGATGATGGTGCAGTTATCGCAATTTGGAATCGGATAAATCTCATTGACACCAGCTGACACGTTTTTTACCTGTCCACACATGTCGCATCGATACTCATAGATTGCCACTGTATGCCGTCTCCTTGTCCAGTATCGCAATACCCAAGACCCCACAACTATTGCATTGGATGACATGGATATATTCCGGCAGCTTGTCGGTGACGCTGCAAATGGTTTGCAATGTAACCCGCTTTTCAACACGGCAGTTATATTCGATTTGCATAAATGCTCCTTTGAAGATTAGCCATAGGGTGTAAATCCTGTTGACCTATCCACCAAGCCCCATCGCTGCGCTTATGTGATGGCCTTCTAGCTACGTTGATGGGTATCCATCCACAAACAAAGTACCTTGGCATTGAGCCTGTTACCAGTACGGCAATGTCCTCGGCTCTGTCATGGTCGCGCAGGATAAGGCAACCATCTTGCCACTTTGTCCACTTGACCTCGATGTTGCTGCCAACGTCAGCTTTGTCTTTGTAACCATCAAGGTTGACTGGCTTGCCAAAGAATTTAGCCACGGCCATCTCTGCACCTATGGCCTCACTCTGTTGTGCGACAAATGCTGGAAAGTTTAGGTTTTCGCGGTCTGTTTGATAATTGCGTTTAACCCATTTGCCTTCCCACTGTCCTCTATACTCCAATGCTCTTTCCAAACCTTTGGCAGTTATCGCAACTTGAGCATCGTTATCTAAGTCCACGCGTATCATTTACAGGCCTCGCATAACCAAATCATTGCTAACCCTTGGGATTGCACATAATGACCGCCTGCCAATGGCTGCCATTTTTCGCACTTATCGCACCAGTCAATGTCAATTGGATTTGTCTCACGCACAATTGTGCCATCTATCTCAATGGTCATAGCTTCACCATTTGGCTTTTTGATGTATAGCTCGGCCATTAGATGCGCTCCTTCCATTTACCTTCACTCGTCAAGACGTACCAAACTGCCGGACATTGATTAGCCTTGACCTTTTCAGCGCATACATGGCCACGATAAGGCTTGCCGTTTTTATCGCCTTCTTTAAGGAGCATGTGACCATGCTTACAAATAGGGGATTCCGATATGAGTTCCCCACCTAATTGGTCAGCTACTTGAGCCACTGCGCTTTTGGCCGTGGTAAATCCTTCTTCCCAAATTGGCTTAGCCCAAGGGTCGTCCTCGATGAAGGCTTTTGGCATTGTCTCAACTTGAGTCATGTCCTCACGGCTTGGCTTTTCATCTGTTCCTAAGACTACACTTGCGCATCGGCCTATCGCGCTGCTCACTGTGTCCTCGACGTACCAGCGTTTCATTTGGACGTTGTAAGCCCCAACCATGCCATGGGCGTAATCAATCGCAGCTGGCTTTTCATCCTCATAATGACGATAAATGCGACACTCGATAAGGATAAAACCCTTTTCCGGATTCCAATCGATGATTGAAGTTTCGATGCGGTTGGTCGGAAATGTGGCGTGTAGCCTTTTGACCTTTTGGTTGACTGTTTCGTAGTTGTCTAGGAATCCCATTAGCGCGACTCCAAGCTTCTACGTGCCGCAATCTTGCCGCGGATAAACCCCTCGCGCTTGCCTTCTTTGAGCCCAACTGTGTAACCGATGGTAAAACCCATAGTTGATGCTATAAGTATCCACATGCCAACTTCTGCAATTGTGTACATTTTGCTCCCGTTTCAGGCAGCTACTTAGCTTCGCTCCCTGCCATAACTGTGACCCATGAGTACGACAAGGTCAAGAATCAGGCGTGTTTTTCGGCGTGTCGGCTGGCTTTTCGTTGTGCTTATCCTTCAAGCCGTTTGACGCCAAAACCGACCCCAACGCTCCGGTAAGGAAAACTGTCAGGGTTGTCAGCAAATCAATAAAGGCTTTGTCATTTGGAGCTTGTGCGCCTAGTGGCTGGGTTACAAAAATTAGCGCATAAAGCATCCCAAAAATGCTTATCATAAAAACGACTGAAAGGGTCATGCCAATAAACACAATAAGGCGGGCTTTCAGCTGCTCATTTGTATATCTTTGCCGTGGCTTGTGGCTCAAGATTGTCTCCATATATGTCTTTTGTGCAAGTGCCGTTGGCAATACATTGAGGCGGATTGCACTCCGGCTCTTTCCAATTTTCATACTCTTGGCACGGGTAACGCGTCCATCCGTCATAACGACCGCAACCAGTCAGCCCTAGAAACAGGATTAGGAATAGGGCTAACTGGAGCGACTTTCGGCTCACTTCCCCTTGAGGCCAAAACCTGCGTCGTTTGGATTGAGCGCACGTAAAATTACAGGCAATACAGCTGCAAGCCCCGCGCTAGCAATCGCCTTTGGCTCGGTTACTCCGGCCATATAAACCGCAATACCAGCCGCCATAAATGAGCGCAGCCATGATGCAGCCATCAATTTTGCTTGATTCATTTTTTTACCTTCTTTGCTTTTGATTGTGGTATTTCCACGACTGGCATATCACCCTTGTAAGGCACATATTTAGGCCGACCAAATCCGACGACCTCTTTGCCGATTGTGCGTTGTTTGACCATAACCATGCCACCATTACGTTGGTCACCAGTTCCCGATGTATTGCCTTCGATGCATGTAACGACGTTGCCTGATACGGCTACCACAATGCCGACGTGACTTATCCGGTCAATGCCGTCGTGCGGGAAGTCCATAAATGCCAAATCGCCTGCAAGTGGGGTTGTGTGCCATCGTGAAGTTTCTTTAAATTTGTGTGCGCCCACGGCCGTGCCTACGACACTGTGAACTTTTACCCCAGCTTGTGCCAGCACCCAATTACAAAATGACCCGCACCATGGCAAGCCGTCGGCCTTCATAAATTTGCCGTAAGGCGTCAGGTTGTCGCCTTCTTCAATATTGCCAACCTCGGCATTTGCAATGCTAATTGCTAAGGCTGCCGTGCCTTGTGGATATGTCACGATAATAAAGCCGTTACTTCTTCGGCCGTTAACCCTAACTTTTCTAAAATTGCTTGCTTTGCAGCAACTTTATCAGCTTCTTTTTTAGCAAGAAACGCATCTGCTGTTTTAAAACCATCCTCAAATTGTTTTTTAGTGATTGACACGCCACCATAAAAATTAATGGATTCATATAAATCACCGGCAATAGACCACTCTGCATCCGGTAAAAGCATTTTAAGAACTTCTGCACCTGTAGCCATATTAAGCACCTATTTCTAATAGTATAATTGTTGAGGGACAATTGTTTGGTTGAGCAGCAACCGCGGCTGTTCCATTTTGGTTTGCAAATTGTGTTTTGTAAGTTGTCGCGCTTGTTGTGGCTGGTGAATCTAAATAATTGAGCGCGTAGAAACCAATATTTTCTATTGCTGTTCCTGTTTTTAGCAGAACCAAAGTAGTCTGCAAATCAGTTGCTCCACGAAGCAATTTAACATTTACGCCATTTTGTGAATTATCAGCCGATTTAGTAAAAAGTTGCGTAACCAATACCAACACTTTACTGCTTGATGATGATGGGGTAATGGTTGCCGTTAAAGAAGAATCCGCATAAGTCCCACCGTTATTTGTCGTTGATGTGCTGGTTGTGCCTTGGATAACTTGTAGCACTTTGCCACCACCACCAGCGGCAGCAGCCCATTTAAGACCAGTAGCAGTTGTGGAATCTGCTGTTAGTACATGTCCATCTGTGCCAACTGCTAAACGTGCAGGTGTATCAGCTGCCGTTGCAGCAATTAAATCACCTTTGGCATCTACAATCGCGTTTTGAATTGCATTTGAGTCATCTTGCGCAACCCAAATAAAGTCCATATCCGTCCCACTATTTTTTGCAAGCACTTGACCTGATGTGCCGCCTTTAAGGTCTAGCAATGATGCATCTATAGCATCGCCAAGACCCTCAATTGCGGTTGCACCATCTTTGACAAGGTCGGTCGATGTTGGCACTGGCCAACCAAAATTTGGTGTTGTTGTTGCCATTACGCTACTGCTCCAATCGCTTGTAACCACGTTAATGTTGGGCTAAGGGTTGCCCACGTTTCCGCTGCATTTACTTGCTGCCATTTTACGGCAACTTGGCTGAAATTGACCGGAGACGCGTTAAACGTAATGGTTAAATTATTGAGGCTTGACCTAAACGTCCAGCCTTCGACATAACCCTCAAATGAACCCCCGCTAATGTTCAACGGCAAGTTTTGAATCCACACGGG